AGTCTTCGGACGCTTTTCGGCGACGGCCGGGGCGAGCAGACCGACACGTTGCACAACCAGGAAACCATCCGCCGCGATGGCAGCATGAAGGTGGTCTCTGCGGGTTCGCCGGACGATCTCGCCGGCACCACCCGTCGATTGGTCATGATGGACGACGTGTCTAAGTTCGAGATGACACCCAAGGGTGATCCCGAGCAGCTGGCCGTCAGTCGTGCGGCAGGGTTTGAGGACGCCAAGATCGCCCGGATCTCGACGCCCCAGGTGGTCGGGACGTGTCGGGTTTCGCGGGCGTTCCAGCGTTCGACGCAGGAATTCTATCACGTTCCATGCCCGCATTGCGGGGAGATGGCGCCCCTGACATGGGAGAACTTTCGCAAGAACCTGAATCCGGAACGTCTGGCGGCCGCGCATTTCAGCTGCGAGGCCTGCGGGTGCGTCATCGATCACAGCCACAAGGTGGCCATGGTATCCGCTGGCCGCTGGGTCCCCAACAACCCGGCCGGAGATCACCCCGGCTTTCACCTCTGGCGGGCCTATGTGCCGCAACGCGACTGGGCCAGCATCGCGATCGAATATGCGCAGGTCATGGGCTGGACCGGGTTGAAGCTGACAGAGGTCGGCGAAGCTGCCATGCGCGATCCGATCGATGCTCAAACCGAGCAGACGTTCTGGAACGACGTCATCGGCATGCCGTACGAGCAGGCCAGCAAGGGGCCGGACTGGGAGAAGCTTCGCGATCGCGTCGAAAACGACGAAAGCGAGGTCGGCCGACCGATCCAGAGAGGGACCGTTCCCGCGACAGGTGTCATCCTCGCCGCGGGGGTCGATTGTCAGGGCGACCGGATCGAGGTGCAGGTGGTCGCGTTCGGTCGCAACTATCGTCGCTGGGTGATCGATAACCAGGTGGTTCCGCATCACATCAGCACCGAGGAAGCCAGGGGCGCACTGAACCAGATCCTGAAAGGGACGTGGCGCACGGAGGCAGGCCGGCGGATCGCGTTGGACGTCCTGGCGATCGACGGCGGTGCCTATACCGAGGATGTCTGGGACTGGGCGCTCGGCCATCCCTATACCCGCGTCATCGTGACCAAGGGCGCGACCAGCGCCATGGCGCCGCCGCTGAAGCGGATGGAATTCGACAAGCGCACCGATCGAATGGCGCGGCGGAAGCGCAGGCAGGGATTTGTCGTCGGGGTCAGCCAGCTGAAGGCGGACTTCTATACCTGGCTCGACAAGACCGACCCGGCCGAGCGCGGCTTCTGCCGTTTCGCGGCTGGCCTCGGAGACGAATACTACCGCCAGATCACCGCCGAGGTGCGCATCCTGAAGCGCGCCACATCGGGGGTTATGGTCAGTCGCTGGGTGATCGCAGAGGCAGGGCGCCGCAACGAGGCGCTGGACACGATGATCATGGCCGAGGCCGGAGCCCGGTACAAACAGTGGACCTACATGAGCGACGCGGCCTGGGACCAGTTGGACGTCGAGCGGGGCAGTCCGGCAGATGATCAGCAGGGCGACCTGTTCACCGCCGCGATCCCGGTCGTTGCCGAACCTGAGCGCCCGGCATCTACGCCTGCCCATGTTGCGCCACCGGTTTCGGGGCGGATCGCGCCCCGACCTGCGCCGACACCAACACAGGACGAAGGCGCCGATTGGCTGCCGGAACGGAGTGACTGGATATGAGCTACACGCAAGCCCAGGTCGACGCGCTTCGCGTGGCCATCGCGACCGGCGCGCTCGAGGTGCAGAACGGGCAGGAGCGTGTGAAGTATCGCAGCCTTGCAGAGATGCAGCGCGTCCTGGCGGAAGCCGAAGCTTCCCTGGCGGGATTGGCGCGGATGCGTCCGACACATTTCCATCCGACGTTCGATCGTGGCGTGTGAGGAATCCGGTCAATGAACATTCTTGATCGGACGATCGGGCTTGTCTCCCCGATGGCTGCGTTGCGCCGTGCGCAGGCGCGCAGTGCCCTCGACGCGATGATGCGTTATGAGGCCGCCACCGCCGGGCGTCGCGGCGCCTCATGGCGCCCGGTGGCGAGCGATGCCGACACGGCGGCGGATCCGGCCCGCCAGCGTCTGGCATTCATCGCTCGCGACATGATCCGCAACACCGCGTTTGCGACACGTGTGCAGGCCGTCGTCGCGAACAACGTCGTCGGCGATGGGATCATCCCCAAGGTCCGGGCAAGGTCGAAGCGATCACGCGACAGCATGCTGGCGTCCATCGAGGCGCATTGTGACACCACCGCGATCGATGCGGACGGTCGCCAGAATCTCTACGGCCTGCAACGGCTGGCGATGAACACGATCGTCGACGCGGGCGAGGTGCTGATCAGGTATCGCCCGCGCGATCTGTCGGATGGTCTGCCGCTCCCGTTCCAGATCGAGGTGCTGGAGCCGGATTACCTGGACGTGACCCGCGACGGCGTCCTGCAAGGCGGCAACCGGGTCGAGAACGGCATCGAGTTCGACAAGATCGGCCGCAGGGTGGCCTATTATCTGCACGCCGAGCATCCCGGTGCGTTGGGCGGGCTGCGGAACCGGTGGGCCAGCTACCGCGTGCCGGCGGATCGGGTCCTGCACATCTTTCGGCAGGATCGACCGAAGCAGATGCGTGGGGTGAGTTGGTACGCACCGATCGCGATGCGATTGCAGGACTTCGCAGACGGGCAGGATGCCCACCTGATGCGCCAGAAGATCGCGGCATGTTTCACAGCGTTCAGGGTGGCGCCTGACGCCGATCTTGCCGGGACGGACCCTGAAGATCCCGCGGGGCTGGCGACGATGTCACCCGGCCGGATCCAGAACTTGCAGCCCGGCGAAGATGTCCGCTTCGGAACGCCGCCCGGTGTGACCGGTGTCGAGGAATTCTATCGCTGGGTGATGCGTGCGGTCAGCGCCGACATGGGGCTGACCTACGAGGCGGTCACCAACGATTTCTCGGGGGTGAATTTCTCATCGGCCAGGATGGCGCGGATGGAAATGGATCGCAATGTCAGCAGCTGGCAATGGCTGATGATGGTTCCGCAGATGATGCAACCGATCGGGCGGTGGCTGGTCGAGGCATGGTCGCTGGTCAATCAGCAGGCCGCGTCGCGCGTGATGCTGGACTGGGTGCCACCGCCACGGGTCATCGTCGATCCCACACGCGAGATCCTGTCGATGGCGGACCAGGTTCGCGCGGGCTTTGCCAGCCGCTCGGAAATGATCCGTCGCCTTGGCTACGATCCCGAGCGCGTCACCGAGGAGATCAGTGCCGAACGCATGGCGGACCGGGAAGGCAACCTGGTGTTCGACAGCGATGCCGGCGCGGTGGCAGCGCTGAGGGCCTACCCAGCGGAAGAAGCGCCCGCGCAGAAGGAGAAAACGAAATGAACGAGATCAGGCTCTACGGAAGCTGCGGCGACAGGTGGTGGGATGAAGAGTATTTCACCGCGGCCCAGGTGCGCGATCAGCTGGCGTCCATGTCGGGCCCGGTGACGGTCAGGATCAACTCCGGTGGCGGGGTCGCCTCCGAGGGTCAGGCCGTCTACACGATGCTGGTCGATTATCCGTCCGAGGTTCACGTGGTCATCGACGCGGTTGCCATGAGCGCCGCCAGCCTGATCGCGATGGCCGGCGACACGATCACGATGCGCCTCGGCAGCTACATGTTGATCCACGACCCGGCCTTCCCCTGCCTGGAAGGGCGCGGCACCTCCGCCGAACATCTGGTTGCGCACCAGCAGCTGGAAACCGTCGCCGGCGCCTATGCCGGGGTCTATGCCAGGCGTGCCGGGATCGGTGTCGAGGAAGCGCGCCAGATCATGCGCGATGAGACCGTGCTGGACGGGCCCAAGGCACTGATGATGGGGTTCGCGACGGCTGTCGATGAGAGCACCGAAGCCGAACCCGTCGCGCGCTTCGATTATCGAATCTACGCCCATGCGCCGCAGTCGCTGCGCGAGGCGTCGGAGGTTCTGGGCGGTCGGCCCGGAAAGGCGGCCGTTGTGGCCATGATGTCGGGATCATCCCGCAACCTGCAGCAGGAGACAACGATGGCGGAGAATGCCACCGAGACCGAGGCGGTGGACACCGCCGATGACGAAGTGACCACTTCCGAAACGGAAGACGCGCAAGTGGATGACGCAACGCCAGAAGCCGACGAGACGGTCCAGGCAACGGCATCCGGCGTCGATCGCCAGACCGCACAGCGGATCCGCGATACTGTCGCCATGGCCGGCTTCGAGCCGACGATGGCGCTCGACATGATTACCCGTGGCCTGTCCGCCGAAGCTGCGCTGGCCGAAGTTCTCACCAAACGCAAAGAGGGAGACGCGACCATGAGCGGCGCGAACCATTCGGGCCACCGCCCGGCCACGATCACTGCAGACGCGCGCGACAAGTTCCGCGATGGCGCGACCCGGGCGCTCATGATGAAATCCGGGATCACGGGCGGTGAGCGGAACGAGTTCTCCAGCCTGTCGCTCGCCGAGCTGGCTCGTGAATGCATCATCATGTCGGGCCACAGCGGCCGGTTCTCCAGCCGCATGGAGATGGTCGGTTATGCCTTCACGATGGCCGGCTCCAACAGCACCAGCGATTTCGGCAACATCCTGCAGAACATCCAGGGCAAGGCCGCGCTTGTGGGCTGGGACGAAGCTGCCGAGACCTATCCGATGTTCACCCGTGCCGGATCGCTGACCGACTTCAAGGCGACCAAGCGTGTCGGGCTGGGACTGTTCGACTCGCTGCA